GTAGTCTTTGAAGGCGCACAAGCTACTGGTGGAACTGTTTACCAATACTCTCAAGCCTCTGGTGTTGAGCAGATTGATGGCAAGTGGTACACAAAGTATGTGCTTGGCCCTGTCTTCATTGACCAAGTAGTTGATGGTGTAACTACTACTGCTGCTGAACAAGAAGTGGCTTACAAGGCTATGAAGGATGCTGAACAGGCTAAGAGTGTTCGTCAAACTCGTGACACTAAGTTAGCTGATACTGATTGGACTCAAGTAGCAGATGCTCCTGTTGACAAAGCAGTATGGGCAACATATCGTCAAGCCTTGCGTGATGTTACTGCTCAGTCAGGTTTCCCTTGGACTATTACTTGGCCTGATGCACCATGAGCGATGTAAGCCATGAGCAAATCTATGAGCGTCTATTGGCTGTTGAAGCTAAAGTAGATGAAATAGATAAGAACACAAAAGACCTTGTAACTGCTATTGATGCTGCCAAGGGTGCTGTAAAGGTTCTTAATTGGATAGCATCTATTGCCCAACCTGTTTTATGGATTGGTGGCTTAGTCATAGCTGCTGGTGCTGTTTGGCAGACTTGGATTAAAAAATGATGGATTGGCTAGAAGCTATTGTGGCTCTAGCCTTTATGTTTTGCTTTGTCATGTTTTGTAGCCACGTTATTCTTTGGGCGATGCCGTGAAATGGCTTCTGATGTCATCAATATTGTTTACATTGGTGGCATCTAGTAAAGAGAAGATTGAATATCGTTGTGTGCGGTGGGCGTGGACAGGTGATGTTTACAACCGCAAAGTTGTGTGTCTTGAATGGCAAAAGGTAGATAAGAGATGATAGACCCTCTAACAGCCCTAGCAGGGATACAAAACGCTATTAGCATGGTCAAGAAGGCAAGTAAGGTTGCCTCTGACTTAGGCTCTCTTGCGCCCATGATTGGCAAGATGTTTGACGCCAAGAGTACCGCTACTAAGGCATTGATTGAGTCTAAAAAGGGTAAGGGTTCCAATATGGGAACCGCCTTACAGATTGAGATGGCACTAGAACAGGCCAGAGCCTTTGAAGAAGAACTAAAAATGTTGTTTATGACAACAGGCAAGATTGACGTTTGGAATAAGATTAAAGCCCGTCAAGACCAGATGGACATAGATGATGCAAGAGAACTTAGGTCTTTAGCAAAGGCAGAGAAAAAGGCTAAAGAAGAAGAAGAAGAAATGCAAGAATTAGCCATCATCATTGGCGGTGTGGCTTTTGTATTGTTCTTGGTGTTTATTGGTATATATGAATTGATGGACTTCTGTGAAACCACTAAAAGGTGTGGCAGATGACTTGGTTTGATATAGTTCTTTGGTCTGCTGTACCTCTTAACTATTTCTATTGGATAGTTGTTTATCCATATTTGAGCAATGAATGAGTACCAAAAACAGTTTGACCAATTCCTCAAAATTTTTGTTAGGCTGTGTATCGTGATATGGGTGCTAGGTCTGCTGAAGTACATTCCTGACGCCTTGGCAGATAAAATCGTAACTAAACTTCTTGGAATGATTGGACTGTAATGCTATCTCTATTTTCTACACTCGGTGGCTTGTTAATTTCAGGCTTACCTAAACTCTTAGACTTCTTTCAAAACAAGGCAGACCAGAGTCATGAGTTGGCTTTGGCTAGAGTACAAGTAGAGTTACAGCTACAGATGATGGCTCAAGGGTTTAAGGCTCAAGAGCGTATGGAGGAGATTCGCACAGACCAGATTGCTATGCAAACGGATGCCCAGATGACTGAGGCTGCACTTGAGCATGATGCAAAAGTATTGGAAAGAGCAAGCACTTGGGTGGTGAACTTTGTCGGTACTGTAAGACCTATCGTGACTTACATCTTTATCTTTGAGTTGTGTGCAATTAACGCATGGATTGCCTATTACGTTTACTCTCGTCCTAGTTTGGTCAACAATATGTATGACTTAATCCAAGTTACTGACATTATTTTTAGTTCTGATGAGATGGCTATGTTGGGCGCAATCATTGGTTTCTGGTTTGGCTCACGCTCATGGTCTAAGAAATGAAAGTCAGCAAAGCTGGTGAGGACTTGATGCACTTCTTTGAAGGCTACAGAAACAAGCCTTATCGGTGCTCTGCTGCCATTTGGACTGTTGGTTGGGGTCACGCTATGTATGCAGACCAATTAGCCTTGCCAAACGTCCGTAAAGAGGGTTACACAGGGCTTATCAGGTCTGACTACCAACTAAAAGGGGAAGACAATCGTGTCTGGTCTAAAGATGAACTGGTCAATCTGTTCAAGGTTGACATCGATACTTTTGAACGTGGTGTTTTTCGACTTTCTCCTACTCTTGCTAGTCATCAAAGCAAATTCGACGCTGTTGTCTCTTTTGCGTACAACGCAGGGTTAGGTAACTACCAACGCTCTACCATTCGCATGAAGGTCAATCGTGGTGATTGGGATGGGGCTGCTGAAGCCTTTATGTCGTGGACTAAAGCGGGTGGTAAAGAGGTTGCAGGGCTTGTCAAAAGACGCAAAGCTGAAGTAGCATTGTTCCTTTCTTAAATTAAAATGTCATAATAACTGTATAAGGTGTTGAAATGACTAACATTCCTACACCAGAACACGCAGAACTGTTTGCACAAAGTGTCAGAAAATGGCAGCAAGTTCTGAGTTTGGGTGATTGGAGAATTGAGAAAGGTAGCAAGCCAGCTAAAGCAGCAATGGCTTCTGTTGAGTTTACACCTGCTGCAAGACTTGCTGTTTATCGTTTGGGTGATTTTGGTGCGGAAAAGATAACACCTGATTCACTTGATAGAACTGCTTTACATGAGTTGCTTCACATCTTTTTGCATGACCTGATGTGTGTAGCTACAGACCCTAAATCTTCAGATGAGGAAATAGAGATGCAAGAGCATAGAGTTATCAATCTGCTAGAAAACTTACTCTCTAAGGACTCCAATGGGCGCACATAATGAAACGTGTACAGATACTGAGTTTATCCAACTGTGGGGTCAACTTCAATCTGCTACAAGATTATCTGAGCATCTTGGGATAAGCATTAGAGCCGTTCATCTCCGCAGAAGAAATATTGAAAAGCAATACAAAATGTCACTTAATTCAAGTGACCATAGAGGTGTTTATTACGATAAAAATAGACCTAAATCGTTCTCCCCTTTAAAACAAATAGAACTTGGAATATTAGATGGGACTGTTCTTATATTCTCAGATGCTCACTTCATACCTAGTCAACGCTCTACGGCATTTAAAGCTCTTTTATGGGCTATACAAGAGTTCAAACCCAAAGCGGTGATATGTAACGGAGATGCTTTTGATGGTGCGTCTATATCAAGACATGATGTAACTGACCAACCTGCAACTACTGTTATACAAGAGTTAAAAGCTACGCAAGCTGCGTTAGGTGAAATAGAAGAAGCTGCTAAATCTGTCAGACACAATGTAAAGCTATTGTGGACATGGGGTAATCACGATATTAGATTTGGCAACAGGTTAGCGCAACACGCACCGCAATTTAAGGATGTGATTGGCTTTAAGCTGACAGACCACTTTTTAGATTGGGAGTTTTGTTGGGCAGTTTGGCCTACCGAGCAAGTCATTGTCAAGCACAGATACAAGGGTGGTGTTCATGCCACTCACAACAATACAGTTAACGCTGGTGTGTCAATCGTTACAGGACACTTGCACTCTTTAAAGGTCACTCCGTTTAGCGATTACAACGGATGTAGATACGGAGTAGATACAGGAACACTTGCAGAGCCAGACGGCCCACAATTTACCTATGCTGAGTTAAACCCTAGTAACCACAGGTCAGGCTTTGCGGTGCTGAACTTTTTTGATGGACAACTACTATTGCCAGAGTTGGTTCAGAAGTTTGGCGAAGACCAGATTCAGTTTCGTGGTGAAGTAATTGATGTAGGTGCATTTTGAGTGCTTGGCTAATCATCCTTACAGGTGCTATCTATGCCTACATAGCTGGTGAGCAGCTATATAAAGAAAACCCGCACATGGCTATTGTCTATGCAGGTTACGCTTTTTCAAACGTGGGTCTTTATCTGTTGGCTAAGTAGCATCTCGTTGGAAGACTCCGTTAGTCAAAAGAGTACCCTTGCGATTCTTAATTTGGTCATACGCTATTTCCATACATTGCACCAAGTTTATGTTTTGCAGCACACAGTAGTTAATAAGGCAGACCATGATGTCACCAACAGAATCAACAATAGCATCCTCGTCATTTTTAATCGTGGCATCTGCAAGTTCCCCCATCTCTGACATTGCTTTTAAAAGCTGAACTTCTGGTGTGCTATTAGGAATAATTTTCCTAGCTTCAGACCATTGAATTATTTTCATCTCTACATTTGCGTATGACATAACTATCCTTTCGAGTTTGCAAATTCGTACCACATCACATAAAAGTCTTTGAGGAAATCAAGACCCTCACCTATCTTTTTACAATTACCAAATGTCGGTACTTGGAAAATATTACCGACAGTTGTATGCTCTTGGTCTGTGTCACCAATGATGATAATCACAGTAAATTTAGGAACTTGAGCAAAAGCCCTAAGTAATAGTTCCTGACCCTTGGCTACTTTCTCGTTAGGCTTCTTCCACTCTCCGATTAGGAAGTGACCTTTTCTCTCGCAAATCATGTCTATGTTGCTAGGCAAGAAATGCGTATTTTCGGGAA